ATAGCCAGCGCCATCCGACGAAATTTGAAACGTGATATTTGCATTGTCCCATCCAGCCGGCATGGTCAAGCGAACAATGTTGCCGCCGGTACAATCAATACCATCGGACAGAGATTCACCGGCCTGAATGATCGGACCATTCAAAACTGAAAGCGTCATGGTATAGCTCCTCCCATATCTATGGCGCGACGGATTACAATATTGCCTGTCATGGCGACCTTGATTGAGTCATCTGCCAAGACAACCTTTAGTTCATGATAATACAGATCATCCTTGACGACTGTATCAATCGCATCAATCGTGATATCGAGCTTTGTCCCATTCACCGCGATCCCATCATCCTTGTTCTTCTTGATAAGGACCTCACCTGGCTCGTCATCAAACGAGTAAGGTGACTTGGCCACCCACCACTCGTAGCTCTTAACCGTGGCCAAGTCATAACCAGTCATCTCAATAGAGATGATCTTGTCCTCACCGGTATACAACAAGCAGTTCTGATTGAGCCCTGCTGCGAGGGCAATAGGATCAGGTGTCATTTTTTGACCATAGCGTAGAAGAAGCCAAACGTCAGCCCGATTAGGAAAGCCGACGTCATCATCTGATAATTGAAATGGGTATCGGCAAACCCAGCAAGAGCGCCACCAGCATATAAAGTGCAATCAAACCGACGATCACCAGATACACCTTCTGGATATTCTCGGGGATTGAGAAGCTGATGAAGCTAAGCAACCAAACCACAAGCAACCCAATCAGGATAAGGATTGCTACAACGATTGCGATATTGATGATGCCGAGTAGAATTGCTGCAAGTGACATGTTACAATTCCTCCTCTTGACTTTGTTCTGATAGAAAATAATCCCAGTCTTCAGCCCGTCCTACCAAGACACCCCAAGGCTCTGTCGGAACAATGTCGCTCGATCCTCCCGCAAAGGCTCTCCCAATGCGCTTGCACTCTTCCTCAGAGCCTCGAAAGAATTCAGCGATGCCCCAGTTATGATTCTTCTGCTCAATCCGGTACGTGACGACCCATTGTTCCATGGCCATCTCCCTGATTAGAAAATCAAGGTTCGCGTATCAACGCTCTCCGCGAATTGGCCGGCCACTCCGAGTGCCATCGTTAGGGCAACCAGACCGTCGATACGGCCTGTCGATTTATTCTTTGACAACTTGCGGTTGGCATCGTCCTTGCTCTCGATCACCGCACAAGCGGCGCACATCGCCAGCACAGGATGATTACCATGCGCAATCTCCCGCTCCTTAATTGCCTGCTCAAGATCGCGCAGCGCCGGTGACATAGATTGAGTGCCCTGCCCAAACTCAATAAATGTCTCCTCAACCTTCATCTCCGAAAAGCCAGCTTGTAACAACCATGGCTTTAGGTGCTTCATATTCCAGCGATCAAATCCAATCTTGCGCACATCATAGACCGTACAAACCTCTTTCAGCCAGCGCGCAACGTATTCATAGGAGACAGTGTTGCCGGGCGTTGTCTCCAATTTTCCTTCATCGCGCCACTGATCGTAAGGCACACGGTCCTTCTTTGACTTCTCGCGCAGCCCTGTCGAGGGCAGCCAGAATGTTGGATGGACCTGCCATACACGCTCGTGCTTTCCAATCAGGACCAAGGCAGTCAGGTCCGCCACAGAGGAAAGGTCGAGGCCACCGTATACAACAAGCCCATCCAACGGTGCGGGAGGCTCCCCGCACAACTTCCAAACCGTCTCCGTTACGAAAGGATTGTTTGTCTCAACACGCTGATTGAGGACAAGGTTGCGATACTCCGCTTCACGGGCGGGCATGCGCCGCGCATCCTCCGCCATGGAGAGGACTTCACGTTCATTAAGGAACGTACCGAAGGCTGGATTAGCCTTACGGATTGTGCGCTTTGAAAACGGGTCATCGGTCTTTGGTGCGGTGTAGAGCGAAACAATGGTGCGTGGGTCATGCCCTGCGAGCGCATCATCAATGAGTATGGACAAGAGGTCAGCGTCTGTTGGCGCTTGCGTGGAGATGATAATGGAAAGTGGGTCCTCTTGCGCACCTGTTGCCGTCTCCAATGCTTCGTAAAGCTTTGAGCGCGGCCCACGGACTTGGCCCAACTCATCATGTACGATGAAAACTGGAGAGAGGCCAAACGCTGTCGAAGCTTCTGCGCTGAGGGCACGGTACTTTGTTCCAAGTTCAACGCACAGAAGCTCCTTCGCTGTATCTCTTATCGTGATGTGCTCACGGAGGTCAGGGGACATCCGCACGATCTTGGCCGCAAGCGAGAAGATGACACCGGCTTGTTCTCTTGATTGGGCTGTAGAGTAGAGTTGAGAGTTGAGAACGTAAGCAGGTCCACAGAGATGAACCAAGAGCAAAAACGCCGACAACGATGTCTTAGCATTCTTTCTTGGAAAGCTCAGGATTGCCCGTCTGGTACCAGCGGGGTTGTCGTAGATACGGCAGATTTCCTTTTTCTGCCATTCTTCAAGGATGACTTTTTGCCCGACTTTTTTCCCTTCCGGGATGCGGCAGTATTCCTCGATCCAGTCGATGACCTCTTCACCACTTGGCTTCTCCCTTTGCCCTAGAACAATATCCGACTCAGGAGCCGCTTCGACCTTGGCTTGACGCGGCTTCTTCTTGCTGCGACGCTTTTTCATTTATTCCACGGTAGCGACTTGAGCTTTGCCTTCGCTGTTCGCTGCGACTTCCTAACATTGAACATATCGTAGCTCGATTGCTGTGACAGCCGCATTTTAGTAGCGAGCAGTGAAACAACTTTTGATTCCCGGTGCAAGAGGCTCATTGTCTTGCGGAGGTCAGTCATAATTATCCGTGTCTGAGGGACCTCTTTTTTCAGTCCTTCAATTATGCCTTTAAGATAGTCGCAGCCCGCAACATGCCGGCAGTATTGCACGAGAAGCGCATGAGTTTCTGGTGGGAAATAATCCGGCGAGCGGCTATCAACTGTGTCGCGCCAAATTTGCGCCTCTTCCTTTGTTAGCTTTGCGGGAGGCTCCGGACGCGCCATCTGTTCAAGGTTCTCAAACGTCGCAAGAACGGATTTTGCGGCAGCGGACACTCGACCTCGATGCGTGGTCATTGGTTCAACTCATTTCTCTCATATGACCTCAGAACTGCTTGATAGGTCAACACAGTCATTAGCGTTTTTTGCTGCATGGCCGCCACGGTCGTGCACAAACATGATTAAAAATGAAACCTCCCCCCACCCCGCGAAAATGTGCATGCTTTGTTTCATTTTATTGGCACAATTTTATTTGCTGGATGCTTTGGATCAATTGGCCACCCATCAAACCCTATTGTGGTATCATATCCCCTCTTCTCAATCATTTGCTTTGTACCATCATGACACGGTCTACACAACGACTGTATCGCTCCAAGAAAGAATGACTCTCTGTTTCCCTTATGAGGAATGACATGGTCAACAACTGTAGCAGGTTCTATCAAACCATTCTGTAGACATATTTTGCACAATGGATGATTTTGTAATTGTTGTTTAGCCAGCTTCCGCCAACGACGCGAATCATACAGATAATTCCGCATAGAGGTAGCTCCGCCATACGTGTGGAGAGGTTCCTTACCCTTCCACCTGCTAGCAGCTTCCGCTAGGCCCATTGCCTATATGCTGCTAACCTTAAGCCTCTATCAAATCGCCTTCTAAGAAGCTCGCATGAACGACTGTACCGAGCATTTGTATCAAAACATCCGCTCGATCCTCAGACCTCATACCGCGATAAATGCCGAAGTGACCTTTCAACGCGCCACGCTCTACACGTACACGCTGACCAACTTGAAAGCGGAAGCGATACGGCACATACACTCCATCCCGGTTACAACGGAGACGGATATCATCAACAATCTTTTCCGGAACACGTGCTGGCTTGCCGTTTGTCATAATGACGCCAGCCACGCCAACAGTAGACAACAGAGAATGCCACTGATCAACCAAGCTGACGAAAAAGTATCTTGGGAAGAGTGGTTCTTCAATCCATTGTCGCTTCCCACGGAAAGATTTGCGTGTCTGAATTCGCGGGAAGAAGATTTCAAGCCCCAGTTGCGTGACATTGTTGACAGCTTTTTGCTCTTGTTGTGGATGACTAAAAGCGACGGACCACACACCACACCCAAAAGGTTTTTGACGGGAGGGAGGAATACGCCGGAAGTGGCCAAAACGGAAGCGGCAAAGCTCCGGCCCAAAACCCATTTTACCCCACGTTTCCGACTTTCGTCCCTTTAATTCTCTCTCTCTCTCATTTAAGTATCTACTATATAGAAAACAGGGAAAAAATGGGTTTTGGGCCGAGCCAGTTATTTGTTTTCAATAAGTTAGCGCTGGGGTCGTTTTAGCCTCCTTGTGGCTTGGGACTTTTCCACCCTTTGGGGTGATACCCAATCACCTCCGTCCGAGGCGGGAGGAGCCTCACAAAATCTCTCAAATTTGGCGCCCTAACGTCCACCTCTTCGCACCACCATTCGGCCTTTTCCGGGTCATAAATCGGGATCACTTTCATGGATTTTTCCTCACAAAATGCAACGCCTCCATAACCCTAACAAGCCGGGGATCACCCGCCATATTTTTAATCTCATCGTCATTCGGATCACGCAACTTTAGCCTCTCAGTAAAGACCGCAAGATGCCCGCACTTGATACAGATCGACACATCTCCTGGTTTCACACTCGCCTTCTCCACATTGACAGAGGCTGCCGAATCATTGACCGTCCCGCAATTTGGACATTTAATTGGCTTTGTGCGTTGGCTCTTCCCCAGAAATGTTTTCATAGTCTCCAATCCTGTGCTAGCTTGATAACATCAAGCGGTCTGATCTTTTTCTCAAGCTCATTGAATGCAGTTTCAGCGAGTTCTTTCGTTGAGCAGATCAGCCTGATTCTTTGCCCTTGGGTATCCCATTTTTCAGTGTGCACCCTTTGCTCAGAGACTACCCAGCCTTGGTTCTTGGCGACCTTGCGCACGGTCATAGG